CGGTCACAATGGCGTGCCGCACGGTCTTGTTTCCCTCAGTCGGGTGCTCCAGCAGCTCGATCTTGGAGGCGATCTCCTTGCTCAGGACCGGAAAGCCGTACTCTTGGATGATCTTCTGCTTGGTCCACCGGTGCTCCCGTCCGTTTGGTTCTGTGTATTGCACCGCGGACCGCAGGCATTCCAAACCGAGCCGCCTGTGTATCTCCTGGATGGATTTATCTTCCAGGTAAGAAACGCTGATCCCAGGGGCATGAATGCCGATGGATTTCAGAAAGAGAAACAGGGTAATGCTGTCCAGCCCGCCCACGGAGACGTGGTAGTTCAGATCCCGCTTTTCGCATTCCCTTACAAACTCCTGCGCCCGGACTCTGGCGTATTTCACCTTGAATTCATAGGGCAGCTGCTCCTTGACCATGAAGTCGGCGATTCGCTTCTTGGCGTCGATCCGCTCCATGCGCTGCTGGCATGTTTCCATTTCCCGGTATTCCTCCTTCTCAATCAGCACGGGGGCTCCCGTCCTTAATTTCCGTATGAAATCCGCCGGGCCATGGCTAAAACCCGGCGGCGCGGTCTTTCCCTGCCGTCAGCTGTTGTCTGGAAGTACCCGAAGGTTCTTCCATGTCTAAGGGGACCAGCGTATGCGCCCCTGGCAGGTGCCCCGGGAGTCGAACCCGGTCGGGTATTCAAGCCCTTCGCCCTGATCGCGCACCCATATTGCCCGTCTTGACCGGCCGCCAGCAAAAGAAACGGATATCGGAGGTAGGGGCCGTCCAAACGCCTTGGAGCCGGTAACGGGAATCGAACCCGCACCCCCAGCTTGGGAAGCTGGTAGTCTGCCATTGACCTATACCGGCGTTTTGCCTGTCTCTCCAGGCTGTCACGCTGCCGCTTCCGCCCCTGCGTTGGGGCCGCAGTCGAGCGGCTGACCGGCGTCCGTATTCCCATCCGGTTTCGCCGTGTATCAGGGCCCAGGTCCCTGTGGGCCTACTGCTGGTAGCGGGTTTCCGCCCGCCGCGGCCCCGTCTTTCCGGGGTGTCAACAACGATCCGCCCCCGCAGTGGGATCCGGAATCGAACCGGAAGGCTTGTCCTCTATAAAAGCCCCATCCCTGTCCCACCGTGCCGCCGGGTGAGCCCCACCCGGCAAGGTTTTACATTTTCACGCCCATCCACGTCAAAAACGCCGTTCTGGGTATCTTCATCCGGTTCCCGGAAAACGTAAACGGAAACCCCAGCAGCTCCGGTCTCTGCCGTGCCGTCACCCGGATGCTGTGCGGGTCACTCTTCATAACCCCCGCCACATCCGCCGGGCTCAGAAATTCCTTATCCGAGTGCTTCATTTCTTCCAGTGTCATTGATGATTCTCCTTTCCAAAGGCTTCCCTTGGGGTGGTGCTCCGCGCAGCGAATCACTATCCACCATAGCTGCCAGTGGCAGCTATACCATAAAATGCGAAGCT